CAAGTACAGTGCCCATTCGTTAAATTTATCACATCATACTTGGTTCTATTCTCTCACAAAATACGACATTTGGCAAGTGGTTTATATCCACGTATTTTCTGTATTTTTTATGCTAAATCGTATTATTATTACGGATTGTAGATTTTAAAATTATGTTTATTAAAAATTTTAGTATCATTTGAGTATCAAAAAAGGCGGATGCCTGTAGTTGGTATCCGCCTTTTTTTAATCAGCTATTGTGTTTATTATCATTCCGTCCTTTATAGTAAGCCCAGTTAAGGACTACTGCTACTGTATAAGCCACCTTCTCATCAACTTCATCATAATTCCCTAATTCTTTCATGCAGATATCCACAAACGTATTCTCATCTATTGGGTATGCCATATTATACTCCCCCTGTCAGCTTTGGTATATTATAAAGACTCCTATCAGTGCATTTTTTAGTACTGCCCTTATCAATACCATAATATGACCCTCCTCTCACCTTTTTTACTTAACATGTCTTTAATAGGTAAACGAAGTAATCATAATTATCCCCTGTCTTGCCCGGATTTCCGAGCACTTATTGAATTACAGACAATCGGTCTCAAGAAGGTCATAAAATTTTACCTTCAAGCCTCTTGACAGCAGT